CCTGCCGTAACTTGTCCGACAGTAGGCAGTGCCAAATAATCCTGAATTGAACCAATAGCATATCCGCCTTCTGGCGTAACAGTCTGCGGAATAACATAACTTATAGAATCACCAGGGTCGATCTGCTCCCCCATAAACTTCTGCCAATTGTCCCAAACCAAACGGTTCGGAACAAAAAAGAAAAAAGAATCCAAATACATGTTGTCCATCACTGGAAACAACGGCGTAGCCAAACGCGCAAACGCCGTCATCTTCACGTTGAACGTATCACCAGGAAGAACTTCATCACAGTAAATAGGCACCAAATAACCACTGTCAAAAGTGGTCTTATGCGCAGTTTGAATCTGAAAACTGCTGCGCGGTATATCCGCGCGGGGGGTCATCGCAAACTTATGCGTACTAACAGACTTATTACGAAAATTCTTAGCCATCTGGCCTCTCCCGAGGCCAGAGGCCTCATTAGGTCAACAAACACTGATCAGCATTAATCAGCAGCTTCGGCTGCGCGTGGGTCTCCACCATCGCCGTGTTGTCATCATACACCCCCAATTCATATAACGCAAAATCCTTCGGATGCTTATAAAACTGGTTATCGTCTGCTCCACGATTAACTTCGTCCGTAAACGAACGAATAGCCACCCCAGCGGTAGGCACAAAATAAGGGCGACCAAAAACATCAGCAGCCGAATCACGGACTGCACAAATAACTTGCTTCATATATTCCTTTCTAACTTACGAATAGAAGCAGCAAGGACTTCCTCCTTGACTGCCAGCCTTTCAGGACTGTCATCACGCGCATTAGCGGTAGCCCGCTCGTAACGCTTAAACTTCAAATCCTCAAACCCAAATGGGTCCAACTTCTCATACTTCAAGTCATAAAACTTAGGGGGACGCATTCTGCGCCCACCTTCCAAAACAACAGCATCTTCCGGATAGACATCCTTCCAATGCTTATCAAACCACGCCTGGGCGATACCAGGCTTTAAACTCATCTTATTGAACTCAGGCTTAAGGCGAGTTAACTCGCCAGTATGAGGGTTAACCCTCTCATACCACTTCTTAGCAAAATCGCCTGTCATCTTCTTCATAACGTACCTAGCTACATATCCTGCGGACTGCATAGTAACGTTACCAATAGAAGAAAAACCAAACGGCCACAACTCTTCAAGTACTGCCGAACGATAAATCAACTCACCAGAACCGGACTTCTTCCAAACAGTCCGATCCTCAAAATCAAAATTAAACAAAATCACATGGAAATGCGGACGTGCGTCCTTCTCTCCATACTCACCACACATATAGAAACGAATCTTGCTTCCGCGAAAACGCTTACGCAAACGCTTCATAAACAACTGAAAATCAACATAATCCAACGAACCATCCATAGGCAAATGGTCATCGTTATACGTTAACGTAACAAAACAATTATTTTCATACAACGACGCCTCGTGAAGGCATCGAACCGCCCACATCTTGGAGCGGTCAATACGACACCCTATACAACGCCCACAAGGGAGCGTCAGGGAGTCACCAGCACCTTTGGGTGCTGAAAAAGACACCGAACCATCATCAAGCCGCTGCGCGGACAAAGGATGAAAACAACCCATAATAAACTCCTGCCCCCTCTCGGGGGTGGTTAAAACTTACAGTCTATATCCGCCACGCATAGGAGCGTTGCGAAGATTAGCGCCTTTGGTCTTGCCCATGTTCTTACGGAACGATTTGGACGACCGGCTTTTATTAACTTTACGACGATACGAGGTTTTCATAATCTTAACTCCTACATGGTAGCGGTGTCACCTAGAACAATAGAGATCAAGTAGCTCTATTGTTCTTGGCTGTCGCCACCGGTCAAAACAGGCGGAGGCGCTGCCTCCACCGCTGCTCGCTGGGGTGCTAACCCCAACGCAATCACCTCGTCCAGGTTACCTGGATCGAGGCAAAAGTCAACAAAACGACCTGCGTCGTTTTTAAACTTTTCTCTTACATCAGCGCTTAGTGAACTAAACGCTTCATCTCCACGGCGAATAGCATTCATCGCCGTGTGATAGTCGGTAATACCGACAAAATCCTCTGCCATCGGTGTGGCAGCGGACTGGGGAACCAGACCCGTCTTAGCATACTGAGCAACGATACGATTAATATCGCACTGCTCTTTAAAATGCTGTTGCGCAAGGGTTTCCTCCGGAAACACCACTGCGCTCAAATTAGAAGCCTCATTACGATCGTAATTAAACGGCGAACGTGTAAACATATCACTTCCTCATAAAAAAACGAATGGCATCCAAAATAGGCTTGAACGCCTGGGCGTACTTGCCTGTTGCCATCATATCGGTAAGAACCTTAACATCAGCATCAGATATAACACCATCGTTAACCAAAATCTTTAACTGCGCGCTCAAAATCTTACCGGTTTCCCGGGCATTTTTCTCTTGCTCAAATATCAGACCGCCCTGCGTCAATAAATTCTGAGCAGTACGCTGAATAACCAAATTTTGATCAGACAAATTTTTGGTCTCAGCTTTAATCTTATCAACACCAGCCTTCACCTGCTCTTGCTGGTCTTTGGACAAAGAAATATCCTGCTCGGTCTTCTGACCACCCATCGCTGCGCTATAAGCAGACGTACCTGCTGTTACAGCAGGTGTAATAACGTCTGACATCTGTGCCATAGCACCTGCGGGGGTGCTCGCACCCCCTACCTTCGATGCAAGCATCGGATTAAGGCCTGCTGCCTTCATATCCGCCATAGTGCGCTGATAAGCAGTATTAGACATTTCCTCCTGAAATGCCATCTGCCTAGCAGCTTGAGCGTCAGCAGCGCTATTGCGCTGCTGACCACCAATCAAACTGCCAACAGCGCTAACACCTGCCGCAAGTACAGCCGGATTCATATCAACTCCTTAGAAATGGTCAATAAGACCAGGAACAGAATAAAGCGGCATCGGACGCGCTGCCTTGATATCAAAAAACGAATCGAAAATGAACTGCTGTCCATTCGCTTCTGCACCAATAGCAACTACACGATCAACTGGAGGGTTATCCTGAATAAACGTAGTATTAAGCGTGGGCAAAGAACTAAAGTTCTGAGCCAAATGCCAAGCGTCTAACGTTCCTGCCGCGGTGCTACGGAACAGTGACGTAATCTGGCTCGGATGATACCGATACTCGGCCCAACGCTCTTGATAACCAAACACATCATCGTCTGTCGACGTACCAGTCGTGTAGATCTCCTTATTAAGAACCGCTTGTTCGCCTAAATGAGCGAACACCGGAAAATAAAAGTCATATCGAGTGCGCCGCGACCACATCTTACGCATTCCTTGCTGATACGTAAGATCGGCACGAACAGCAACTAAACCAATCACATGTCCATGCTCCACGAAGCTCTGAGTAAAACCGTGGCCCATAGCAAGGGCGGTTCCCATGGCTGCCAAATTGCCCAACGGCGTAGCAGCAGCCCCAGCCGCTGTCGCACTCGTCTGGGCAATAGGACTGATATTAACAGGAGTGGAACCACCACCAAGATACTCAGGACGCTGTAAACGAGCATCAGGAGAGATGACGCCAAAATGAGACCGAATAATTTCAGTGTAACGCGTACCGCCACGAGCATCCCTTTCAAGTAAACGTTGAATCTGAAACGACTCACGCAACTGATTAATAGTAGCCGCAGTAGCATCACTCAAATCAGCATACAAACCACTATCAGCACCAAACTTAATAAGCGGCTGCGAACCAGCACCACCTGATGAATTCTTCAAGTTACCACCAGAATTATCAACAAAAACATTGCTGTTAACAAAACTAGCGTCCGTTGCCGAAATCTGAAACGCATTACCATTAGACAAAACAGGAACAGACGTGCCTAAAGGCAACGTAACCGCATCACCCTTCTGCGGCCAAGGTAGAGCACTTGTAAAATAATCATGTCGCTTACCGCGACGGAACAACGAATAATCAGTATATAAATCCGGACCATCATCACGGTTAACCGTTAGTGAATCCTGAAGGTTTTCGTCCCGAAACCACTCGTTATAAATCAAATTCAGAGCACGCAACGGCAAAGCCGAGTGCGTAACTGTCTGACCTGCCGTAACTTGTCCGACAGTAGGCAGTGCCAAATAATCCTGAATTGAACCAATAGCATATCCGCCTTCTGGCGTAACAGTCTGCGGAATAACATAA